CCTGTTTGTGGCATCCTTTTGTATGTAGATGTTATCCCCGTAGTACGCATACTTTGTACCTGTGGTAAATGTTTCCGTTGCAGGTGCATACGTTACCCCCGATACCCATGTGTTGGCGGCAATGTCATAGTAATCAAGTACGGCACCTGCACTACCTCTGAATGAGTAGATTCTGCGCCCGTTGATTATTGCATTTTCGGAAGTCCATGCAGTTGCACTTACGCCCCATATCCAATGCCCTGACATCCCCGCTCCGGGTGCTGCTGCCCTTGCTGCACCGGGGGATAAGGTACTCCAGGTGTTGGCACCTATATCGTATCGGTACATGGTAACTGCACCGTTACCCATGTAGTAAAGGAAGTTATCATTCCCGCTAATCTGATATACTGAAGTAGCATCCGGGGTTGTAGTCCACGTTGCAACGGTGAGCGTGTCGGTTGTGTTTGCCGTAATCGTACGAAGTTGCCCTGCACCTGTACCACTAACGATTCTAACCTGTGAGTTAATCCATTGAGATGCAGTCCATGTCTTTGTGTTATTTACAAGAGTTGTACCGGTTGCGGAGGTTGCAGTACCTGTAGCAAGTGGCACATAATCCTGGTCATACCATGAAGGCGTTGCTATCAGTTTGCCATCGGTAGCAAGTGAAGCAGGTAATCCGGTTTGAGTTAATGTAGTCCATGTGTTGGTTGCGTAGTCATACTTTCTAAATGAACCTGCTGCTAAAGTACCTGCACCTAATACGTACCAAACAGGCGTACACAAACGATATACGGTTGATGCAGAGAATGCAGATGCCTGTGTTGCTACCGTTATAACTGCGTTAGTTCCAATAGTGTTAGAAACGATTTGCAGCGTAACCCCGGCATTTGGGCCGGATAAGATATGTATTGAATAGCCTGCAAGTGAGCGTGCAATAGTTTGGTTGGTTGTAATTGTAGATGTAGTACCCGCCGTTGCGGTAAGCGATGCGGCAATAGTTGTACCTGTACTCCATGCCCCGGCGGTAGCGGATGCCCCGGCTGATAGCGACCCGGCTAATGCAGGCGAAGGAAGTTGCACCCATCCATCTTCATTCGGGTTGTACAGCCATGCAGTAGTTGCACCGTTGACATATAACTGATTCTGTTTAAAATGCCTAGAAGATGCAATAAAAGCACCTGCTGCTGATGCCGAAGGTGCAGGGGTTACTTGCTCCCATCTTTTTAAATCAAGTATCTGTCTGTTACCGTTTGTTGTAGCCATTATGTTACGTTTATATTTCTTCTTAAATTATCGGCAGTCATTCTCTCAAATGATTGAACCTGTGAGTTAGCAGCCACGCCGCCTATTGTGGCAAGGTTTGTTATGTTCCATGTACCGGATTGAGCCGCATTCACCGTACCGTTTACCGTTTGCGTTACTCTTGAGCCATCAACAAACATACTACCTGTGAGCGGGTTAACCTGCGCTAAACCGATAGTACGGGTTAATGAGTGTATAGCCATGCGCATAGCCTCTATTGCCTCCATTAACTCCTGTGTAGCAGTAACGGGCAGAGGTGTAGTTTCGTTTACATCGTTAGCAACTCCATCTGAACCCCATGTAGGCTTTACCCTTTGAAACAGGATACCCCCTATATCATCTGCTGCGATTGTTGCACCGCTACCCGGTGTATATCCTACGTTATCTGCCATTATTGTATTGTTAATAGTCCATTCGTACCATCAAAGTCAACCGCCAAAGATTCACCACTATTTAAAGTGAGTGAAGTGCCGTAATCGTACCAACCGATTAAAGGCCCGCCCGCAGCAGTAGAGTTATACACTACCAGGTATCTGAATGGCCCGGTACTACCACCTGTGGATGTTAAGGTAATATCATTCACTACCAACTTATAAAGCCCGCCAGTCTGCGAAGATGCAGAAGTAGTGAGGTTACGGGTAGAAAGGTTGGTGTAAGTAATTTGCGTAATGTCTGCAAGCACACTATTTGCCGATGTCGGTAACGTATTAGTTAATGCAAGTGTTAATTGGTCAGAGCCAAGATTATGCACCTTCTCCGCTACGGCTTCAACGAACGGGTTGAATTTATTAAATACTGCCATGATTTATAATTGTAGTGTAAAATTACATCAATTCCTTAAGCAAAATTGCCGCCCCGACTTGCTTGCTCACGGCATCGGGATTGTATTTTCCATCCGCTACGAACTTACCCTTATCGTAATGGTCGCTATAACTCCAGAGGTAAGGCGTAGCAACCGACCGCTTCCGGTACCCGAATCCGTTATTCGCTTCAAAACGATACAACATATCTTGCACCCCCCAATCTTGCCATTTGTGCCAGTTCTTTAACCTAAACCAATCTTCTGCTGATTCCTCCCATGTGTATGACTTACCGAATTGAGGCGGTAGTAATGGCCGGCCTGCCGGAACTTGCCAGGTACGGGCGGTTAATGGATCGCCATTGTGAATATGCTTTGAGAAATTACAACTCCCTTCTAAGTAGTGAACTATCCCCAGAGCATACCACGGGCATTTGAGATTCAGTTTAGCAGTAACGGATAAGTAACGCTGCTTGCCTTTATTGATTAGTGCAACGGCTTTTGCTATTTCGGCTGCTTTATCTTCATCGACTTGCATCGAATCGAACATAGCTTTGTACTCATTTAGGCTAATGATAGGTTTTACGTATGCCATAGATTATAATTATTACAATTCCTCCGATTATAATTCCAATAAAAGGTATTCTGTTTGATTTCTTACTACTTGTTGATTCTACTTTGCTAAGTGCCTGCGTATTAGATACGCTGCCCGATACGCTATCCTTTGTAATACCTGCCTGCGATTCGGTGCGTTGCTGCTTTACGTTTTCGTATATTATCCGTTGCCGTAATACAGGCACATCCTTATAAACCGTATCGTATAGTTCAATAGTTTTTGTCGCAAATTCTTGCAATTCTGTGACAATGCGGGATGTGTCAATTATCTTAACGTGTACCGTATCACGTAGGTATATTGTTGTAGTTTGTTCCTGTGTAGTGGTTTGCGATTTCTTTACACTATTGCATGATGTCATAATCAGCACGAATAGCAAAGCCATAGCAAGTAACCACCACTTTACCCAACTGTCCGAATTATTCGGACTTTTCATCGATAGCTGCATATTGTTCTCCGTTTGCAAGTATTGCGGAAAATACCTCAAGTAATGTAGGAAGGAAAGCTATTACCGTAGCCACGCTTGCCATTTGGTGGTCTGTCAGTTTGAATATCTGAAATACTGCAAGTACGGTGGGGCCGGATAACAACCCGATAACCCTCTTTGATTTGCGGTACCATTTTGGGGCGGGGTAGTTTACGTTAGTCAGTCCTATGCTTGTCTTTGCCATGTTTGAACTTTTGTATATTAACGATTATAGTAACGATTGCCGATAGTATTGTGCAGTAGGTAGCCACCTGCGAGGCGGTAACGTGTGCTAACATCCATAAACCCATTGTGAATAGTAACCCCTTTACCGATGTGCTATCTACGTGCTGCTCCATTATTTCTTTTTTTGAACTTTATACAATGAGATGATATATTCATCAATGATTTTTGCATATTTACCGAATTGTTCTAAAATAGAAGGGGGGACAGGTACGTTTGCATCCATTACTTTACGGCCTTTCTTATCATAGGCTACTACGTATGCCGTACACCCGGCTTGACTATCTCCTGTTAGTCCGAATATACTCCACGTTATTTGCGAAGTGGTATCTTTTGTAAACTTGTTGGACTCAACATCTTTGATTTGTATTGAGTGTGGAATAGTATCCGTTTGCGTTTGCACTTGCACGGGTGCGGTTGTAGTTAGTGCGATTGAAAGGGCGATTGCAGTTATCATATTACAAAGTTATTAGAATTTAGCGATTATTTTCCAGTTGGTGCCATCCGACATTATTTGCACGGTGGCGTATTGTACTGCAAGAGAATAGGTAGCAGCACCATCAATCGTTTCAGATGAGTTGCCATCAACGGTAATTGTACCCGCTCCACTATTCTTAATGATTAGTATTCTACCTGTGCGACCCGAAGATGCAGGAAGGGTAACGGTAAATGTACCGGAAGTGCAATCAATAACGTAGTCATCATTGGTGGCGGTGTATGCACCTGTTTTGGTAACGTAGGCTTGTTTGAATCCGATGCCGGATATAGAGCCGTTGACTTGTAAAGCATCAACTGTGTTATCGGTAGGCAATGTTGTACCCATTAACACCCTTCCCGAAGTTGTTACACGCATCCTTTCGGTTGATGTAGTAAAAAGCTCTATCCTGTCATTACCGCCATCAACAATAAACTTTGTTCTATCGGCGGTACTACCTCCTGATGCGCTAATAGTCCAATACCCAGGTACATAAGTTCCAGTAGAGCCATTTTGGTAGTACCCAAATAACCCTGCATAAGCGTGTGCGCTATTTGTACTACCATAAGCAACATATGCGTAAATTGGATCTCCTGATAAAGTAGCAGAATATGAGCCGGGTGTATTACTTCTTGTTGACCTTGCTTCGTTTTGAACTCCTAATCCTGAAGAACTCCATGAGAAAAATCTATTAATAAATTGTGTTGTTGTTTTATGAAGTTCCATAGCACTATTAGAACCTAAAAACGATGTAGTAGGCATATTAAAACCTATTTGATTTGAACTATTAACAAGCATGGTATTAACACTGCCCGCTACATCATTAATTCTAAATAATCTACTCCCCCCGTTGTAATCATTGCCTACTCTCCATTGTGTAGTGCCTGCATTTTGAAAATCTATGTATGCGTTTGTTGTACCTGTACCATTTAGTATTGCAAGGTTATTACCTGTACCTGTTGCCTTTAATACGGTTGCAACGGCACTCCCACTCACCTGCAATTTATCAACTCCGTTATCGGTGTTGGTGTTGATTAATGCAGTACCATTAACTGATAATTTTGCAGCGGGTGCGGTGTAGCCGATACCTACGTTACCTGTACTCAAAATTGATAACGGAGTATTTTGATTAGCACTTCCATTACGCATTACAAAATCAATTCTTGTATTACTTACATCATAATTATCTGAAATAGTAGTAATAAGATTAGCCGCAGCACTTCTACTAATACTTAAAGGATATGCAGAATCGCCAAATGATAATTTAGAATTAAATGGTATTGATAAATTTTCCCATGGATTTGAAGTTCCAATCCCTACTTTTCCTGATGCGTTAATAGTCATAGCCACCGCAGAAGCCGAATCCACAATGGATGAGTTACCGAGTGTAGTACTTGCGGTAAACTTAGGCACCCTGTTCGTAGTACCACTCCCCCCAATCGTACCACCGCCACCGCTACCAACCTTTACCCATGTACGCTTGTACTTAATGTAAAGCGAACTATCAGCCGGGCGAATCAGTATCTGCGAACTATCAGCCGCAACTCCGGCAGCCGTATCCTTAGTAGGAATACCCAACCCATTAACGTAACGTACCTTACTACCTGTTTGCTGCCATTGAGCGGATGCTGATAGGCTGCATAAAGTAAGGGTAATTAATAATAATCTTTGTAACATAGTTAGTGTTTATTGTACTAAAATAATAATTTTTTCTCCGCTAAAGAACGGCACTCCGGCATCTACTTCGAGCGTACCGGATGAGATAGTCCACTTTGCCCCCGTACCCGGTACTCCCGAATAAACAATGGTTTCAAACGATGTACCGCCACGTGAACCGTATAACATAGTTTTTCCCGCCCCGCCCGGTATAACGATGGATGTTTCCCCACCCCCAGCGGTGTATTGTAATACCTGTGTTGTAGTACCGCTAATAACCACCCCTGTAGGCGTTATGGTTGTACCCGCTAATGAGTACGCCCCTGTACCTTGATAGTTTACCTGGTAGGTACTTATATCCTTATTATTGCCCTGTAATGAGATTGATTGCAGCCATACTAAACCCGATACGATAACCAACCCTCCGGCAGTACCGTTATCAATCACGAACTTGAAAGATACTATCTCCCTCGCAAGTTGACTATTGAGCATAAACAGGTACGAATAATCATCAAGTACCACCAACCCATCGCAGGAGATTGACCACGATGCAACATCCGGGCGGGATTCTTTGAACCATGCGGATGCAATGCCTGTGGTTTCCATCTCATTTACATTCACGCTGAATGTGCAATTCCTTGCACACGCTATGAGCGTATCGGTCATTGCGATTGAGTTGTACTTGTATATGTTTAGCTTTTGGCCGGTTACGGGTGTCATATTATTAGCATTGTGCGCCTATTTCTAAATCGGTGCCTGTTAATGTAAAGGGTGTACCCTGTGCGCATACAAACTGCCCAGGTGTTAATGTTGCAGCCGGGTAAGAAGTTCCATCACATGCAACGTAATCGCCTAACCAGTTGGCTGCTGAATTATTGTACCAATTAAAGCAGGGTGTTGGCGGTGTTGGCGGTATTGAACTTACTAATGTGTACGGCAAATTAGTATTAGATACCTCTAATGCAGTACCGGATATTGTGTTGTTAACGTAATCTAATGTGCAACTGCTATACGTAAACCTTGCAGTATTTATGCTAATTACGGATGTTGGGTCTTCGACTCCAAAGTTATCAACCAACCCGATTACTTTTGATCC